GCTATGATGATCTAGGTTACGGAGACGAGCCAGACTATGATTAATTGGTTCCACGCCGTTACTAATGACATTAGTCAACTGCCTAACTGTATTGCGTTTTATGAAAATGAACTCGATGCAGCTAGGCGTGAGCTAAAAGTAAAAGGTAACCTGGAAACAGTTGCAAAGACTTTGCCCGGCATATTTGAAAATAGGTTCGGGCAACTTCAAACAATTGAAGCCATCTTAGAGCATCTTAACATTGACCTCCGCAAGTTGCGTAGCGAGAAGTTTAAGAAGTTCATTGAGAATTACAATCGTGCACTAAGTAGCCGAGATGCTGAAAAGTATGTAGACGGAGACTTAGATGTAGTTAACTTGCAAAAGCTAATCAACGAGTTAGCACTATTGCGTAACTACTGGCTAGGTGTAATGAAAGGGTTCGACAGCCTTAACTGGAACGTTAGTAACATTGTTAAGCTAAGGGTAGCCGGACTAGATGACGCTCGCTTAGACTAACACAGCCCCGCAAGGGGCTTTTTATTTGACTGATAAATCCAAAAGTGTTATACTATGGGTTACTTAGGAGAGCACGATGGAAATCAAAGTAGAAGGCAGTCGCAGGAATAAAAAGTTCGTTGAAGCACTGCTACCGTCGATGCTTAAACAGCTTAAATTAGAAAATAGTACCAAAGCATTACTAATTCGCATCTACGACGAGTGCGAAGACAACCAGGGAGTTACATTAGATTTGACAGCCGCCACTGGCGCTTATCTTGTTGTAATTAAGCCACACCGCAAGTTAAAAGAAATCGGTATGACGCTAGCCCACGAGCTAGTGCACGTTAAGCAACTAGCAAAAGGCCAGCTCAAGTACGGCCCACGCGGTACTAACATTTGGGCAGGAAAACAGTACAAAAAAAGTACTAATTATTTGGACCGCCCTTGGGAAATCGAAGCGTTTAGCAGGCAAGAGCTTATCCTGCGCCGTGCTATCGAAGACTAACCAAAATTTGACCAATAAATCCGAACCTGCTATAATTATGGCATAGGTTAACAAAACAGGATACAAAATTGAACGAAGAACTGAAACAACTTTGCGAACGTGCCGGTTGCCCCGAGGACGTACTCAATAGTATGTGGTTTGCCATCTTTATACAAAAGTATACACATTTTTTGCTCGAAGCACTCGAGCAAGAGTGCAAGTGATTTGACGAGAAATACGATTGGCACTATAATACTTGTATTGCGTTAAACAACAAAGGAAACTAAATGGCTCAAGTTACTATTCGTCAAGGTGAGTACCGTAATTTCAAAGTTGCTAACAAGACTCTGCGTCTTGTGCAAGGCTATACCGAAGGCGCCAAGGGCGGCTTTGTTAAGGTCCGCAATGACGGTATGTTTCCTGGTTGCCCTGACGAAGTTAAGATTAAGGTAAAGTTCAGTGACATCGAAGTTACTGGCTCTACCATTGAAGATATGTCCGACCGTGACATTGAGGCATACAAGAAAGGTACTGTAGTGGATTTGGATACTCCTGTTGCAAGTGTCCCTGAGGAAACTGAAGAAGAAGCCATTGAGCGTATTCGCGAACGTTTCCAGATTCTGGAAGAAATGACTGAAGGTGCACGTGAAGGCACTGTTAAGGCAATGATTGTTAGCGGCCCTCCCGGCGTTGGTAAGAGCTTCGGCGTTGAGAAAGTGCTAGAGCAAGCTAGCTTCTTTGACCGCATCGGCCAGCGCAAGGTGCGTTACGAAGTTATTAAAGGTGCAATGAGTGCCATCGGCCTGTACGTGCAACTGTATAAGTACAGCGATACTAACAGTGTGCTGGTGTTTGACGACTGCGACAGCATTTTGCTTGACGATGTTTCGTTGAACATTCTTAAGGCTGCACTAGATAGTTCCGACAAGCGTACTATCAGCTGGAACACCGACAGCTCTGTTCTGCGCCGTGAAGGTGTGCCAGATCGCTTTGACTTTAAAGGTAGCGTAGTGTTCATTACTAACCTTAAGTTTGAACACATCCGCAGTGCCAAGCTCCGCGATCACCTGGGCGCATTGGAAAGCCGTTGCCACTATTTGGACTTGACTATGGACACTACCCGCGACAAGTTCATTCGTATTAAGCAGATTGTCAAGGACGGTATGCTTGACAAATACGAGTTCAGCGACGAGCAGAAGAAAGAAGTTATGGACTTTGTTATTGACAATGCCGCCCGCCTGCGTGAAGTTAGTCTGCGTACTGTGCTCAAGGTAGCCGACCTTGTTAAAATGAAGCCCAATGGCTGGAAGCGTTTGGCAGAGACCACTGTTATGAAACGCGGCTAAAATTGCTTGCTCCTTAAATAGCTACCTATGGTAGCTATTTTTTTGACTTTGTGTTCTGCGTTAGTGTAAACTATATGTATGAACACTTGTACGATACATATTGAAGACGAAGTGAACGTCCACCTTAAAAATCTCGACATTGGGGTCAGACGCACACTTGAAAAGAAACTTAAATTTTTCCAACCACACGCATATCACACCCCTGCTTATAAGTTAGGTCGATGGGACGGGTGCGTTAGCTACTGCACTATAGGAGGCAGGACTTATCTCAACTTGTTAGATAGGCTACTACCGGACATTATAGATGCAGGCTACACTGTAGAAGTTAAAGATGAACGTCAGCATCACGACTTTCAATTCCCTGTAGTAACAGAAACCTTCCACGAGGGTGCAGTGTGGCCAAAAGGTCATCCCAAGGAAGGCGAGCCTATCTTATTGCGTGATTATCAGGTAACCGCAGTAAATGAATTTATTGCAAATCCGCAGTGCGTACAGGAAATATCGACGGGCGCAGGCAAGACTATTATGACTGCTACACTTAGCAGGCTAGTAGAACCCTACGGTCGCAGTATTGTTATTGTCCCTAACAAGGACCTAGTACGTCAAACATACGAAGACTACCACAACTTAGGCCTAGACGTAGGTGTGTATTTCGGAGACAAAAAGGAAGTAGGCAAAACACATACCATTTGTACTTGGCAAAGCCTAAACAGTATGGAAAAGCGTTTTAAAGAAGGTGATAGCGACCTTAGCTTACAAGAGTTTGGACAAGGTATGGTGGCAGTCATTGTAGACGAAGTACATCAAGCCAAGGCAGATGTATTGCAAAAGCTACTAAGCGGCCCATTTGCAAATGTACCTATTCGCTGGGGGCTGACAGGTACTATCCCTAAAGAAGAATATGAACAAGTCGGCATCTTTGCCACTCTCGGCAATGTAGTTAACAAGCTAACCGCCAATGAACTACAAGAAGCAGGCGTTCTAGCTAGCTGCGATGTAAACATTGTGCAGTTAGCAGATGATGTAGAGTACAAGACATATCAAGAAGAACTAACTTATCTAACAACTAACCAGAAGCGTATCAATTATCTTGTTACTATGTTTAACCGTATTGCCGAGTCAGGTAATACACTTATTCTAGTGGATAGGGTTAAGAGTGGCGAGATGATTTGTGAAGCTATCCCCGGTAGTGTGTTTATCAGTGGTTCGATGAAATCAAAAGACAGAAAGGATGAATATGACGACGTTGCGTCGGCTGATGGGAAGGTTATTGTGGCTACCTATGGTGTTGCTGCTGTGGGCATTAACATCCCTCGTATTTTTAATCTGGTGCTTGTGGAACCCGGGAAAAGTTTTGTCCGTGTTATCCAAAGTATTGGACGCGGTATAAGAAAAGCACAAGACAAAGACAGTGTGCAAATTTGGGATATTACATCCAACGCAAAGTTTAGTAAGAAACATCTTACTGTAAGGAAGAAGTATTATCAAGATGCCAAGTATCCTTACACCATTAATAAGTTAAAGTGGAAATGAAAGTTTTAGTAGTAGTAGCACTAGAGCAAGAGCTCAGTGGTCAAGCAAATCAACTGTTAACGCAAGCAGGTGTTGACATAGTGTATTCGGGGGTAGGCAAAGTTAATGCGGCATTAACAACATTAACTGCTATTAGGTTCTATAGCCCGGATATGATTGTTAACTATGGAACAGCTGGATCAATTAGCGGGGCAACTGGATTTAAAGAAGTAACCAAAGTTTGTCAACGTGATATGTTACCTGCAGACTTAGGACCTCGTGGCATTACACCGTTTAGTAAAGATACTTCATTGTACCTGACTAACTCTAGACCTGGACTAAGACTAGGCACAGGAGACAGTTTTGTTACAGATACAGACCCCTGGCTTGTTGACCATTGCGATTTAGTCGATATGGAAGGTTATGCAATAGCAAGGGCTGCTAACATACACGG